GAAGATGCAACTTGAGATGGAACTGCGGCGCCAAGAGCTACAGGCTGAGGCGGAGCTTCGCGTTGCCAAGGCCGTCACTGACGCCGAGATATCAACCAACTTGCCGAGGGTTTAGAGATGCCGTTTACCTTTAGCGGCACTATGCCGACAGCAAAAGAGAAGGCAGAGGCGCAACAGCAGGCGGCGAAAGTAGCCGTTGAGGGTGGCGAAGCCCTTGGGATGTCTCCCCTTGAATCTCAGGCAAGATATGGCACTCAAGGGTTTGGCGGGCTAACACCTCAACAGGCGCAGGCAATCATAACCGGATATAGCGGTGATGACAGGGGCGGCTATGGTGGCGCGTATCAGGACGCCGCAAGAGTGGCGCAACAAATACAAGCCCCGTTTATCGCGCAACAGCAGTCCTTGCTACAAGACTACATTGCTGACGTTGAGCGCCGTCAGGCCGGAACTATGATGCCCGGCTGGATGGGTGGCATTCAGGGAATGAACCTCCGCAACCTCGGCGGCGCACTCGGAGCCTTTGGTGCGATGGACCCATTTGAAGCGGCCACAGCTATGCGTGACCGCGTTGTGACAAATGAGCTTGGTCAGGTTATAGGCGTGTATGGCGAAGATGGCCGCCTAACAGGCCGCGACCCAGCTCGTGATGAGCGTGAGCGCCGCATGCGAGAGGGCGAGGGTGGAGCGCAACAGGTAGTGGCGCCGTCACCCGTCACCGGCGAATGCCCAGACGGCTATATATTTGACGAGGACTTGCAGGCGTGTCGGTTAGACACTGGCGTGGCTGAGCGGGTTGATTATACTGCGCCACAGACATACGGGATGATGGGCTTGCTGGACACGGCACCCAGCGGCTTGCTTGAGTTTGGCCAGCGCTTCAGGTTGCCGCCAGTAGACTTTGCGGCGTCAAACCAAGCGTTCAGACGCGCCAGCGGCACCATAAGACAATATCCAGAATACATACTGTTATAATAGGGATAATAACGTGAATGAGGGACAAGCTAGAGAAAAGATTGAGCGATCTGCAAAGGCAGAGGCGTTACTACGCAATGAGATTTTGCAGGACGGCTTCGCTCATCTGGAAGAGCAGTTTATCGCGGCTTGGCGTGGCTCGGCAGTGGCTGACACAGAAAGCCGCGAGCGCCTATATCAACTTTTGCAAAATCTGGATGCCTTAAAGGGGTATTTTCAAAGCGTTATAGAGGATGGTAAATTAGCGCAGATGCACCTTGATGAAATCAAGAGGCAATCCGATTTTAACAATAGACAGAGGTAATTTTCATGTCCGACAACTCGACAGAGACCGGCGAAATTTCAGTATCAGACGCATTAAGCCTTCTAAGCACCCCACCAGAGGACAATGCTGTGGAAGAGCAACCAGAGGCTCAGATTGAGTCTCAACCGCCAGAGACAGAGGCGCTAGAGGAGTCTGCGGACACGGCTGATGAAGCCCCCGAAGACGACTACGATGACGATGATGTCGATGAAGGCGAAGATGCCTACGAAGAGGATGACGAGGACGAAGAAGAAGAGGAACAGCTATACACCGTCAAGATTGACGGTGAGGAACATGCTGTCACCCTTGAAGAGCTTCAGAATGGTTACTCTCGTCAGCAGGCATTTACAAAGCGCTCTATGGAGCTTGCAGAACAGCGCAAAGCCTTTGAGGCTGAGCAGGCTGAGACGCAGGCACTGAGGGACGCCTACAAACAGCAACTTGATGTGTTGCAAAGTCAAATCCAGCAGACAACTCAGCAAGAGCCTGACTGGAGAGCATTGGCCGAGACAATGAGCGAGCGCGAATTGTTCTTGTACAAGACCGAATGGGATCAACAGAAAGAGTATCTCAAGCAGGTTGAGGCGGAACAACAGCGGATCGCGGCAGAGCAGTCCAGAGAGCAACAGGCGAAGATGCAGGAGCATCTGGCCCACCAGCGCGAGGACATGCTCAATCGGATACCAGCTTGGCAGAACGAAGATGTCCGCAATGCCGAAAGGCAGGAGGTCATCAAGTACGCCCAGCGGCGTATCGGGTTTTCAGAGGAGGAGATTGCCAACGCGTCTGACGCGCGGGCCATCGAACTGCTCTACAAGGCGTGGCAATGGGACAACCTTCAGGAGAAGAAACCTGTCGCCAAAAAACGCACCCGAAAAGCCCCGAAAATGGCCAAGGCAGGCAAGCCAACGACCAAGAGGCAGGTTGCATCCAAGCAACGGCAACAATCGTTTGATCGCCTCGCGAAAGAGGGAAGCGTTGATGCCGCAGTTAACTACTTGATGGGCAGATGACCCGAAGGAACTAGAAAATGACAACATTCGCTACTAGCGCCGCCGTAGGTGAGCGCGAACAGCTCGCCGATGTAATTTATCGCATCGATCCTGCTGAAACGCCTTTTTTCTCAAACGTGAAGAAAGAAACATCAAACGGTATCTTTACCGAATGGCAGACACAGGAACTCGCTTCTGCGTCAGCCACCAACTACGTCAATGAAGGCGCGGCAATTTCGACTGCGGCGGCTACACCAACCGTTCGTCTGGGCAACTACCACCAGATCAGCGTCAAGTCATTCGCAACATCTGGCACTCTGGATGCTGTCGATACCGCCGGGCGCGAACGTGAGCATAACTATCAGAAAGTCCTCAAGGCACTTGAGCTTCGCCGGGACATCGAGAAAGCCATCACGGACACCAACGTGGCCCGCTCTGGCTCAGACCCACGCAAGTCTGCGTCTCTGATGACTTGGATGACCAACGGTTCTGTTGGCGCATCTGGCGCGTTTGCAACAGGCGATGGAACAGACACCGTTACGGACGGAACTGACCGGGCGTTGACACTCGCCCTCATTGAGGACGGGATGCAGGATGCGTGGACCGATGGCGGAAACCCATCAATGATGCTGGCTTCTGCCACCAACCGCGCTAACTTCTCTGACCTGTCAGCATCTGGAAACCTCGTTTCTAACGATGTGAACATGACAGCCGCCAAAGAGGTTGCTTACGTTGGTTCGACTTCTGTGTTCCTCACAGACTTCGGAACCGTGGAGGCGACCCCATCACGCTTCATGTCCAACGACAAGATGTTCCTTCTTGACCCTGAGTTTGCATCACTCTGCACACTCAACGGACGGAACTTCCAAGAGAAGGATATGGGTGACACAGGTGACTCACAGGCCACAATGCTCATCACTGAGTGGGCGCTGAAGGTTCTGGCACCAAAGGCACACGCAGGCATCTTCGACCTGTCAGGTTCCTAAGACTATCTGAGGGGGCGGGCGACTGCCCCCTCTCTTCTTTGAGGGAAACAGATGAAGCGCTACCTTTACACCGACCCGCGCACCAAGAAGGAAGTGACGATGGAGCAGGCCAGTGACGGCTCCACCATCATCCACCAGAAACAGCGGTTCGATGACCTCATTAAAATCAACCGGCACATGTCCGGTGACTACTCAAAGGGGCAGATGATCGGCAACACTCAGCGTCACATGCAACATGTGGCTGAAATTCCGAATGTCGTGTATAATCACCTCTTACAGACGCTTGGCCCACCGCGTGAAAATCCAAAGGCGTGGAAGGCTTGGCTGAACGACCATCATAACCGAGACTTTAGGACAGGCGGCGGCACATTATGAGCATCAGCACCTTCAGCGAGCTAAAGACGTCTATCGCCAATTTTCTGGCGCGTGACGACCTGACCACGCAGATTCCTAATTTTATCCAGCTCGCTGAGGCGCGTATTAGCCGCGAGCTTGAGACGCGGGAGCAGGAAAAGCGAGCCACGGCGTCTCTGGAGGTTGGCGATGAGTACATTGCGCTCCCCACAGATTTGCGGGAGGTGCGCGAGGTAAAGCTCAACACCAACCCGATCACGGTTCTGGAGTACCAAAGCCCGCACGGCTTGGACAAGAGCTACGGCAACACCGGCAACGGCAGGCCAAGAGCTTACAGCGTTGTCGGGCTTGAGATGAAGATGCGCCCCGTGCCGGATACGGCATACACTGCCGAGATTGTATATGTTGGCAGTCTGGGCGCACTGTCTGACACAAACACGCCAATCACGTTCACGCGCCACCCAGACCTGTATCTTTACGGCGCACTGACGGAGGCGTACACGTATCTGCTCGATGAGGCGCGTGCAACGCAGTATGACGCGAAATTCTCTCGCATCATCGAAGAGATTAAAATTGACGAGGAGCGGTCTCATTACGGCGTTGGGTCGCTCGCCATTCGGTCCGATTATCAACGCCAACAAGCATCGGCGGAGAGCTAAACTATGTCTGCAATGTCCGACTA